CAAGACCAAGAGTTCCACCAGCAGACGGAGAAACAATACCACCCTCAGCAAATAGTTGCGGAACAACAATTCTACCCATTGGCGGTATTAGTCCATTATTTATCATTGCTTTAATGTCAATGCTTCCGCCTGAAACTGCCTTCACAATGTCAGCAAGAATAGATAAAACTCCACTATTTATCATTACTTTTAATAGCAAGTTTAGAAGTGATATTATTAGATTAATAAATCCAGTAAAAATGTCAGCCAAACTTTGAACTATTGCTTGACCAATTTCAGCAAACTTTTTTTGGAATGTGGCCATGTCTCCAGTCATTAATAGGTCAAGACCAGCACCAATCAATTCAAAAAGCAATCCAATAAATTTAATTATTGGCAACAAGAACTGTATTAAAGCGTCAAATACTGGCATAAGCGCATCAACTAATACTGAAACAAGTTGCATAATAATTGGCAAAAGAGTCATAATGACTTTCATCAATGCACCCTGAATACTTGACCATATTTTCATAATTACTTCAACTATTGGTATTAAGGCAAGAAGCAATTGCTCAACCACTGGCATCAACTTAGCAATCAAATTGGCAATAAGAGGTGCCAATGCCTGTACCAACTTGCTAATTACTTCAGCAAGTAGTACAAAGAACATAGTTAGAGGTCCTTGACCGCCACCTCCCCCACCGGGACCTAGCAGGGTGTCCATAAGGTACTTGAAAGCAAGAATAACTGGCTGTAAGGCAACCATAATTACTCGGAAAGCCTCTCCTAGCGCATCTAGCGCTGGCTTGAATACCTTATCAATTTGATTGCGGAACTTTTCATTGGTTGTGTATAAAGTAATAAAAGCGCCAACAATAAGAGCAACAAGCATCAGAATTGGGTGACCAACCATAAACTTGCCCACTGCGCCAAAGCCCTTGACAAATTTGTTATTACTCTTCATCATTTCAGTAAAGCCGTTGGTGGCACCTTTTTGGAAGAACTTAAACCTTGTGTGTGCACCTTGAATAGCAATTTGCAGTCTTCCGTAACCTTTTCTCAAAGGATTTAGGCTGGCATAGTTTTTACGAGCACCCTCGGTAGCATTTGTAAAGAAATACTTACCCATCTTGCCGTTTTTATCCATCAAACCAGTAAAGTCAAAAGCCCTTTTTGTACCAGCAGAGAATGACTCAGCGTCTAGAGCAGCATCTTTCCAAGACTTCATACTCTTTTTGATTTTGTCGCCCAAGCCAGAGCCAGCAGTTCCTACAGCCTTGAAAGCCTCTTTACTGCCTTTTAGGAAGTCTTGAAATGCACCAACTTTGTCAGAAACATTTGTAAAACCATATGAAATAAAGCCAAATAATGGCTTAAACTTTTCATATAATTCCTTTACACCAAGAGTTACGGCGTGAACTTTTGATGTAAAGTCCATTACCTTCTTTAAAACAGGATTACCTATTGCTTTTGAAAACAAATCTGCTCCAGTAAGCAGAGTTTTGAAGAAATTATCAACGGCAGTATTGTCTGTAAGTTGGTCAATAATTTGAACAATTTTTACAATCAAATCAGCCACGGTGGGGAGAGCCGCGCCAGCCTTTTTCAAAATGCTACTAAAAGCAGGGGCAGCCTTTTTAATTCTTACAAAAAATTCACCAATGTTTGGGTCAGCACCAATTTGAACAATTTGCTTGATGATGCTGCCAATACCACTAAACATTTTTTTAGCGTTTAGAGCAACAGCATTGAAGAACTTCTTCAATCCACCTTCGGACTTGCCCATAGTGCCAAAGCCTTTAGTTGCTTCCATCAACCAGTTGAGAAGATAGTCACCTCCAGTTCCAGGACCAAAGTTAGCCATAACAATCTTGGCAAATCCGCCAAAGATGTTTCCAAAAATCTTTCCAAATTTACCAGCCATATCAGCGGCAGTAATAAAGAATTTTCTAAGTCCAACATCACCCGTCTTATCTAGCAAGCCAGTGAAGTCGCTAAGCAACTTAGATATAAACTTAGCAAGTCTCATAACAATAGGCGACGAGGCGGCAAGGATTTTTAAAAATGCCTTGAAGAACTTGGAGAGAATAGGTCCAAATTCTTTCACAACCCCAGAAATCATGTCAAAGATTTCTCTTAGATATTTACCCGCTTCGGCGGAAGAGAAGAAATCAAAAAGTGACTTAGTGGCTTTACCTAAGGCAGCGCCAATACTCTTAATGCCATTAAAAATGTCATTAAAAGTTCCAGAGGTCATAAGTTTAGTTAGACCTGCTTGTAGCAAAGGCAAGAATCCTTTGGCAACGGATTCCCTAAGAGTTTTAAATATAGGTTGAAGTTTTACTAAAAACTTAGCAAAACTCTTTTGAGTGGCAGTTAGGTTTGCGTAAGGGTCATTGGCAGCAGCCTTTGCTCTAGCCTTTGCCCCTGTCTTTAGTTCTTCGTTTAGGTCAGCGCTTCTATCTTTAGCACGGCGATAGTTTAGGTCCGCTTGTTTGTAAGCAAGTTCAGCCTCACGGCGAGCACGCGAGTCGGCTGGTAAGTCGGCAGTTCTAGCAAGACCTTCGCGAGCCTTTTCTAAGGCAATGGCAGCATTCTCTTCGGCAAGCGCGGCATCTTCGGCATCAAACTTTAATTGCTGAAGTTCTTCTCGTAAATCTTTTAAAGTTTGTACTTGAGTTTTTTGTTGTTGGGTTGCTTGCTGTACTGCTTCGCCAACACCTTCAAATGCCATTTTTGCTACAGCAGAGGCAACTTTTATCGATAAAAATAGTCCAATCACTGCTGTCATTGACATAGCAGCGCCAGCAGCGGCAGCAATTAAAGAGACAAGCGAACCAACAATTACACCAATAGAGCCAGCAAGAACAAAGCCCATAGTGGTGGCTTTGTAGCCTCCCACAATTAAACTATTAATTGCGTCGTAACCCTGCTGAGCAGCGGGGTTCATCTCTTTCATACCAGAGGCAAGTTGAGACAAGAAACTTACTTCGGTATTCTTGTTGAACCCTCGCATAAATTTAGTGCCGAGGTCTTGTCCAGTTTTTTGTGCTTGCTTGCCACCACTACCACTTACGCCATTGAATCCATTTTTAATATCTTTGGCAACATTGGTAGTGATAGCCCTAACGATAATATGGGCTTCACCAACTACTGGCATTTATTGTCTCACCTCCTTAGTTGAGCGGTGCTTCTAGTCGACCATTTCCAGTCATTGGTAGCCCACTATCTGGGTCAAACTGAGTAGGAGGAATGTAAGGCTTTGTTACTTTATTCTTTGGGTCAAATGGTTGAAGATTGTCGAAGTCGTCAAAAGACTGAGAACTGGCAGAACTAGAAGACCTAGTCGCTCCAGCAAAAATATATTCAACATCGTAAAGTTGTCTATAAAGAATTTCTCTAGACTTTCCAACGGCCTCCGCTTGCTCTCCCGAAGAGTAGCGCATATCTTCCTCAAAAAGATAATGAATGACATCTAGCATATCGCTTGCTTCCATGCTTAGAAGATTTAGACCCCTCATTAGCGCTTTCCCATTTACATACGGCCATAGGTTGACCGCCCAGTCTACGAGACCGTCGACTGCTCTTTTGGGCGGTTTGAGTACTCTTCCATTAGCCAAGCAACAATTTCACCAAGAGTGTCTAGGCTAGTAATTTTGTCTGGGTCAGAAAGAACGATATCAAACTCTTTCTTGCTCTCTGGCTTAAGAACAGCGTGAAAGAACTTTTCCATAACTTGAGATGATTTTGAAACATCATCTGAAGTTGAGTCTGAAACAATTTCAAGAAGTAGTTTTCCCTGAAGTACTGGAACGCAGTGGAACTCAGTGTCCCATAGTTTGAAGGAAATAGGGGTTCTTTCGCCAGCGTCTCCGCCGTTTCCAAAGTCTTTAAATCTAGCCATATCTCTATAATCTTTCTTGTGAATGTGTAATTTGACTGAGTTTCAGCCTATAAATATTTTACTTTATAAAAAAACTACTGATTCTGGGCTAGGACACCGAAGGGAAGTTTTTACCCTTGTATATGGAAGCAATGTCCTTAAATACAAAAAGTTGGTCAGAAAGGTACTTATTTGGTTTAGTGCCCGGGTGTCTAACCAACTGAGTACGAATAACTCTTCCTCTGCTCATAAAAACAAGTTGAGGAGCATTTTTTGGTTTAATTAGGTGAGGCTTAGTCCCCTCGTGGTGTAGGTAGGCAATATTATTTCTAGAGCCAATTTTCAATTCTTGTCCGTAGCGGGCTGACTTGTGCTCCATTTTTATAGAGCGCTTTAGGGCACCAGTTTCAACACCAACTTGACGACTAGCAAGGGCCACCACAATTTTTCCCCTTGTCTCTAGTTCTCTCCAAAGAGGACCCTTAGAGGTTTTTAGATAACTGTTTAGAACTGGCTTGTATATGACCAGATTGGAAAATTTATAAGAGTAGTGCGTAGATGATGAGCCACCAGCACCAGCCCTAACAGCCCTATTTCCACTACCCTTTATGCCATTAAATGCTTTTTTGGCTGCCCAGCCACCCCAACTATCTGGTAGCCCAAACATTATGGAACGCCTAGTGTTAGTTGCATATTGACGGTCTGAAATCCACCCTCTGGACCAGAACTATCGAGCGTGGCAATCACTCCCAAACCATAACCAGTGTCATCCCATACATCAAATTCGCGGATACACTCCATCAAAACCCAAGCATCTATAGCAGAAGAGTAAGAACTTTCGGTGATTTTATCGCCACTCGGAGGTCTACCATTTTGACCAACGGTTGCTACAGGTCTAGAGATGCTAATAATCACAGACGCGGTGCGCGGTACATTACAACGCTGAGGGCCAGACGCTTCGTCTCCTGGAGTACCCAAGTACATTTGTACAAAGTTCACAACAACTTGCTCGCAGTCAACGGCTACCTCTCCCATTGTCCAATAACGGCGTGTTGGGAGTGGCACATTGTATGTTTGAAAGACAGTTTCGATACGCGAAAGTATCCCATCCATCATATTTTTTAGATTTAGGGCGTCTTCCGAAACATCTGCAATTGTTGTTGTTGGGGACATTTTTTGCCTACTATTCGGCTACTGGAGCCTCTTCAACTACAACTGTCTCTTCAACAACTGAAGCCTCTTCGACTACAACGACTTCCTCAACGACTGGAGTCTCGACTACAACTGGCTCTGACTTAGCCTTTTTCTTAGGCTCTGCCTTTACAGGTGCTACTACAGCACCTGCTTTTTTACCTGTGTTCATCGACTCAGCGGTGAAGTTTGTTTGAATGTGTGTCATATTTTTTCCTTTTTTTAGGTACTACTTCTATTGTAGAACTAACCGTTCAGGTTGATTTTTAGGTTTCCCGATGTGATTAACACTACGCTGGCGTTAGTGTGAGTTGCGTATAGGTCCCAAGAGCCGGGGTCTACCATACCTATCACTGACAGTGTTTCTGAATAGCCAGCGGATAGGGTGATTGTAGAAGCCGCGCTATTCACATTTGCCGAAGTATTAGCAAGAGTCTGAGACTTGAGACCTGAATAACTTTTTATGGTTAGGGCTGGTGTCCACCCTGCTTGGCTAGTAAGGAAGGTGGCATTGATGTTTGCTAGTCCCAGAGTTACAGTTCCAGTGTTTGCAGAACCAGGTGGCACAACTAGGTCTTTTACACCAGTTGTGTAGACAAGGTC